AACCAGCCTCTGAGAGGACTGTAAACGTCAAAGCAAACCAGCGTGAACTCCCCGAAGATTTACCTTTTTGATTATGTACTTAGTAACTTTTCCAAAAAATCCCTATGTAGGTCAGATTTTTTATCACCTAGAATCTCAAAGAACTTATGAGTTTTGTGAAACTTTAAGAAAAAACAAGGAAACTGGAGAACTTGTTGAGTCTGTAAATTGGATTGATATTACAGAAAAAGATTTAGTTCCATAAGTTGAGGCATGACAACTCTGAAATACCCAGAGAATAAAGCTGCTCTTTTGCAAGAAAAAGGAATTATGGCTCTAATGCTCCTATCATGCTTTTTTGCAAAAAGTAATGAGTTCCCTTCGAGGAATAAAGTGTGAGCCAGCCTTAGGTAATGAGGTCATGTGCATTTTATTAAGCGATATAGTCAGTAAGTCCTCTACTTCTTTCCAAATATAACAAACCTAATGCGATCCCAAAGGGTCGCTTTTTTCTTTTTTAGTTGTTTTTCTAGCTTAAATATATACGCAGCTTGCTGAGATATAACTTCAAGTGAAGTGCTTACAAAATGAGCTTGCTTTGCATTTGTCTGTAATAGCTTAACTGCATAGGGCTTAAGAAGTTCAATATCCTCTAGCTTTTCAATAAATTTTATAGACTTTTGCACCTCGAACTCACCCTCAAGGCTGTAAGTAGATGTAAGAGCCTTGATAATATCCATTACTTAACTGGAAAGAGTTTGTCCTCGATCATCTTAACTATGGCATCGTCAACGTCATTATCTGATTTCTCAGCAGCCGACTTAAGCATAAGCAAAAGCCCTTTACGCACAGATTCCGATTTTCCGAACCTGATAAATAGATTGATTAGAAATTTTGACATAATTTGTTCGTTTTTCCTAATTTAGCTAAATTGCTAGTATTAGACAAGAAACCTTAATCTCATGGAAGAAGAAGAAAAAGAGGGTCGGGATTATTTTGGACATGGGATCAGACTTTTAATTTTGGTCTGGGCTTTATCCGTTATGACATTAGGGTACATGGAAAAGATAAGGCTAGACACTTTTGCTGCTGGCCTTGTTGGAAATATAGCTTCGGCTTATGGAATCTCTATAAAGGGTAAAAATGGCAACGGAAAAAAACCAGTTATAGTAGATAATAAGAATACTAAAGTTGGTATCAAATGAAAAAGCTCTTACTACTTGCCGCCCTCTGTGTTCCAACTGCGGCCTACTCTGACATTCAACACTCAATAACTTCAAGCGTAAAGCTAGAGAGTTTATCAGCAGCTACTTCAGCCGACAAAATTGGCTCAAGCTATAGCATAAGTGGAAATAACATAACTACTACAGATTCAAACTCAGCCGCAACTATTGGTGGATTCGGTTCGGTCACATCAGGAACTCCAGCAATAAACTTTCCCAGTTCTGTCACACAAGCAAGTAGTGGCGAGGCCTTCTCATTTAGTACCAGTTACCTCGAAGGGGACGCTACTTCTGGATCAGCACCAACAGTAGGGACAGTAAGCAATTTTAGTGACCTTACTTCTACAAGTGCTGGCTCAGTAGGCACAGCAGCCGTATCATTAGACAATCACACAATGACTCTTTCTGCTGGAACAGGCACTGGGGTTGTTCTTACTGGTCAATTCGTTACAGATTTAACTGTTGATTAATGTGGAAATATCTACCGCTTATATTTTTTATTAGTCCAGCTTATGCTCAAACTGTAGTACCAAATTTTAATTCTGCGACTAGCACATCACGCAGCGTCACCACTAATAACCTCACAGAGCAAATCCGAGAGGTTCGCTATAATTCGGGATATACCTACAGTGTCACTGGTTCTGGTATCTCATGCGGCAACTGTGATTCAATATCCATGCCAAATGCCACAGTGACAGAAACCATCAATGGGACTACCTACGAATGGACAGGCTTGAATATGAATCAAAAACCGCAATGGCAGCAAACCACTCAAGGCAACGCTTTTCAATTTTCGGAGTTTTACAAAGGCCCTTCTCTCGAATCAGTAATAGATATCACAAGGCAAGTGACCTCAGAGGTGGTAACCGATACTACGGTTATATTTTCCAACTGATAACGCTTTTTTCTTGTCTGCCTGTTTATGCAAATCAAAGCACAATAGCGAATCCTCAATCAAATACCAGTTCAAGTGTTTCAAATTTTGCAACGCAAGTTTTAACAGGACCTATGACAGAAAATAGTTATGGTAATGGTATTCAATGTTCTGGTGCTACGTTATCTGTTAGCCCATTCGCCACAACTTCGGTTGCAATAAAGCGTCCGCAAGACTACATCTTCCATACACCAGTCTACAACGAGGCAACAGATTCAGATGGCAACCTCACAAATGCTGGTGAGATTCTTTATTACAGAGAAAACTATAGCGGCAACAAAGATTCTACTTCTTTTAATTTTGGGATAGCAGCCACAATATCTGTACCACTTGACAAGCGTTTTCAAAATGCTTGCCTCAAAAGTGCGACTACTCAGGAAAAGATAATGAGGCAACAATTATCAACAGCAAGGTTAAATTATGAATTGGCCAGACTTAAAAATTGCCATGAGCTGAGAGTCAGTGGAGCTGAATATTCTCCAGAATCTGAGTACTTCGATCTTTGCTCTGATATAGTAAGCAAACCTAAAATGAACCAAGTTATCCCTCATACACACAAAATTGAGCTAAATAAGTAAATTTAGTCCACTCAGAATCGCCTGTAAGGGGCTTGTAGTTTTGCTTGCTTATGTTTGTGCCTTTGATTTATCCTTCTTTTTACTGAGTTTCTTTATAGCTGTTTTGATAAAGTTTTTAAGTAAATTGGCTATGATAGGAGAACTAGCCGCAGTAACAGCAATAATTGAAGTGTTAACAAGAATAGGAGTGCTAGGTATCCATTTCTCAA